ATTGCTCCTCTTTCTAGGTCCTTTAATTATAGCATTGTTAAATTAAAATGAAAAGCCCCCAAAATTAATTGGGGGCCTTTCTGTAGTTTAATTCTTAATTAATTAAGAAGCAACCTTAATGTTCTTTACAACTACCCAAGCGTCTGCTTGCTCGATTTGAACGCCAACACGAGTATACATTGTGTACTCGATTGAGTCCTTACGTGGCCAGAAGAAGCGGTAAACAGTAACATCACGCTTAACACCAATAACAACGTTATTTGGGAATGTCAAGTGGATATCTCCGTGTGAACCTGATGGGCTTGAATATGTACCTGTCTGTGTCTCAGGAAGCAATGGAACTTCAACGATTGGAATACCAAATGCGTATGGAGCTACATATCCTGCTGGACCACCAAGAACTGGAACATCTCCACGGATGATGCCTGAAGCAATGTCCTGTGGGTTAACGTTCTGGATGTTTTGTGATGTTGAGTATAAGTAATCCTGAATCAAGTTAGAACCTGAAAGGAAGCGAAGGTCTGTACGACGCTGCTTGTACTTACGTGGAAGTGCCTTAAGAGCAGAGTTAAATACAGCACGTGAAACGCCTGCACCAGCTGCATCTACAACGTGACCGTTGTCCTTAGCCTTCTTAACTACACCATCAAATGCCTTGTAAAGCTGGTCTGATGAAAGATCTGTATCTCCGTTAAGGACTACATCTTCAATATCATTACCTGCCTGTGTTGCCATCATACGTGCAATATGATCTTCAAGATCTGCACCTTCGATGTTGTCTTCTAGAGACTCTGTTGAGAGTTCCCAATCAAGACGAAGCTTCTTTGTTGTCAAAGAAATCTTTGAGAATGTCACAGCAGCGTTTCCGCTGTTTGTGTTGTCGCCTTCTGATGCAAGCTTTACAAGCTTCTCACCAATTGACATACGATCAATCTCTGTTGTGTCTGCCTTCATACGGACGGTACGTGCGACCTTACCGATTACGGTTGCGTCGAACATATAATCTAAGAAGCGAGCAGACTGCTCTGGGTTTAGTAAACCACCGTTACCATCTTCTGATGCGGTGTGGACGCCTGTTCCACCAGTTGAAGAACCGAAAGTACTTGTAGCTGTTGTGTTAGCTGCAATGCTTTTTTCTAATAGTTCATTACTCATTGTTTATTTCACCTACCTTAGTTAATTAATTCTGATACGGAACCGAGGAAAGCTCCTGACCATTTTGATTTTTTGATTGTTGCTTCCTGTGATCCGCCAAGATCAAAGGACTTCTTAATTGCAGTTTCTGATTCTACTGCGTCAACACGCTTTTCAACCGAATCAACAGTTGAAGCAAATGACTCTGAAAGAGCCTTGTGCTGTGTCTCTAGTTCTGTAATACGTGCATCAATTGACTTGCTAAATGCATCTACAGATGCCTTAATCTCTTCGACCTTTTCTGCGCTAACAGCAGCAGATTTGTCTAGAGTCTCTGATAAAAATCCCTTAAGATCGCCAAGCATCTTTGCAAAATCGGGTTCATTAACCTCAACTTCAGATACGTCGGCTGCCTTTTCCAATGTTTCATCAGAAGCTTCTACTGCGTCAACAGCAGGAGCCTCAGCTGGTGCCTCTTCAGCAGCAACTGTATTTTCTACAACAGTCTCTTCAACTGCCACGTCATTTTGGATATCTGACATTTCATTACCTCCTTCTGCGTTAACATGCTTTGTAATCATTTGATTTTCAGTTAACGGTAATCTTGATTTCTTAAAAGAATCAAGAATCTTGTCTATCTCTTTAGCCTTATTAACATCTGAGCTTTCTACCCAACCTATTAATTCCGCTTGCTTGCCTGTAATTGGAGAGTCAAAAGTTTTGTTCTCAGAAATGAAAACTGAATCGCTCTCTTCACAATAAAAAATATTTTCTGTCTTTATGTTTGCTGCAATGCCTTTGAACACCATCTGCCCGTTAACCTTTTGTACTGACAATACATTGCATAGTTCGTTTGCTGGTGAATCAACTATTGATAATTCAATAAGCTCGTAGTTCTTAATAAATCTTACTGACTCTCCTGTAGACTTATTCATTTCATTGTCTTGTTCTAGAATCTTTCCGCCAATTGAAAAACCAGAAAGAGTGCCATCAAGAACTTTTTCCCAAGTATCTTGTGCACCCTTTGAAACGTACACATCTACATAAACGCCATTGTAAAAGTTTTTTGAAATTGGATCGTAGTATGTCTCTGGCTTGAATGAAACCATCTTGCCAACTGCAAGTGATCCGTGCATCTCTCTAATATTTCCACGGAAACTTTCAAAAGCTTTCATGCTAGCTTCTGCAGTTACAACGTCGCCTGTCTGATCAATGTTATCTAGTGTTGCAAAACCTGATACAGTTCTCTTTTCTCTATTTACTTTAGTAAACGGAACTGAAAGAGCGATGTTGTCGCCCTCTGAAAACCAGATAGATTTTTCAATATTCATATGCTTAATTTTAGAGCTATCTATATAAAAAGGCAAATAGTGGTTGCCTAATAATTAAGCCGTAACTCTGCCCTCACCTTTTGGCTGACGAGCTTCACCAGATTTATCTGGAGAATTTGCATCTCTTGCCTGAGTTCTAGCTCTTGTATTTCCAGCTTGGGCAGATTGCTCTGCTGCTTGCTGTGGCTTTAATTCTACGACATCATCTCCTCCATCTAGAGGAACCATGCCCTTTCTTACTCTAACCTCGTTAGGTGTAATTACCTGCATTCTAAGATATCTTTCGTCAATTTTAGACTGAGTATCTTCATCTGTAAGAGTGAGCTCATTAAATTTAACTATTAAAGCGTCTGTCTTTTCTTCAATAATTCTATTTATTTTTTTAGCCAAAATATCCTGTGCTGGCTTACAGACCTGCTCCCTAAATGTTTTATCTGCATCTCTGGCTGCAGCTAAATTAATACCTGCTGGAATACCAATTTTTGAAATAGGTACTCTATGGGCCAATAGTATTTCGTCTCTATTTGCTTGACGATAAATATTAAATGAACCTTCTTGTGTTCCAGCTTCAATCGGCTCCATCTTAAAATCAACCTTAGAATCTGGCGTATCTGCTGGAAGCGGAATATAAAGAGATCTGTGATTTTTACCCTTAAGTCCAACCTGGAAAAATTCCAATAACTTTCTTTCTGCTTCTGGGGAAAGTTTGGCTCCCTTTACTGTAATAATATATCTTGGAACTGCCTTGTTTTCAAAGTAGTCAAGGTTATACTTGCCAGCAAATTCATTACCCGCAAGGGCGTTCTGAGCTGCAGCAATATCTGCAATCCCATAATAATTATTCATTGGAGTATACTTCTTCAGGTGGATAACTTCATTTGGTCTGTCTGTTCCATCAGTAATTGGGTTAGGTGTTTCCTGGTCTCCAAAGTTTCTGAAAAATACAACTTTTCCGTATAGCAACTGCATAAATCCGTCACGTAATCTACGTACACGCATTGTCTTTGCTGGAATGTGACCAATATATCCAATGTCTCCAGCTACTGTTCTGCCAATTTCAATATATCCATTTCCCGTTGTTTCTAAATCAGTGTAAACCTTAACAAGGGTTTCTGTAAATGTATCTTCATCATTTGTAGAATCAAGCCATAGCTGCAAATCTTGCTTAAGTCTATTAATCTTCTTACGTGCACGATCTAATTGCTCTGGGCTAGTTATTCCATCAAGGGCTTCGTTTGTCTTTCTTGTTTCAGCAAAGCTGTATCCGAGTCCAACAATATTTGCAACCTTTGCATTAATTGCAGAATAGTTATATGTAGAAATTTCATAAATTCTAGAAAGGTAATCTAAGTTAAATGGTGGCATTACAAGGTCAAACATTGCATACCCAGTAATTGCCTGAGCCATTAAGTTTTGCTGAGTTTGAGCTCCATCTTTTCCTGTGAACGACTTACTAAACTCTCTAGATACTTTTCTCTTAAATGTTGGGCCTAATCCATTTAGCTTTTTAATTTCATTTATCTCAATATCAAATGGGTCCGTAGATACTGTTGGTGTTGAAGACTTTACAAAATCAGTCCATGTATCTGAAGAGTTCTTTACTTCTATATCTAGTGACTGCTCATTATCATTCATAAATTCCATTATGGTCTTCCCCCGCTTTTTAGGTTATCTTTATAGACACCAATATCCAATGGATCTGGAGTTAGTCCCCAGTTAAGTCTTTGCTTTTGATATTCGAATTCTTCGTCGTCGATTTTGCGTCTACCAGATAAAAACTTGGGTGAGCCCTCGTATATGCCATA